GGAATTCTGCTAGGACCTTGTTGGTGAAGCGCTCTGCCATGGTGAGTTCGTTGTCGTTTTTGACCGTTAATGAGTTGTTTGTCATGCTTGAATTTCCCCCTCTTGATTAAGATTTTCTCCAATTTTGAACAGCAATTCCCAGAAGTAATGGTACTCACCTTTATTGGAGTAACCACCGCCCACGGTATATGTCCTTGGATTAGTCAGATTGTGACTTTGGTATTCAAGATACTTCTTTGCTTCGTCTAGGATAAAGAACGTTGCCACTGTACGGTAACGGTAACCAATATTAACTTTGTGGTAAAATTCTTCATCTATTCCGTAAGCGGTTAGGTAATCTTTGACGAAGACGATTACTTGACCCTCTCCGGTTACATCCATGAATTCGTCTTGAGCATAGGCTTCATCGAAACTAACAATTTCAATAGGACATTCTTCATTCTGTTGCTCCCAATAGGCTACGATTAGTTCTTGAGGTGAATCGTAATCCTCTTGCCAATCATCGACATGATATAGCTCTTTTTCTGCGTCCTCATAGTCTGGGTCAACAACTACTTCATCTCGTGTTTGCACTAAATGCAAAGGTTGATGAGTACCCACGTTATCCATGCTTCCCTCACATTGCTTTGAGGAAAATTCTTTCAGGTATTTCTCCTGTTCTTCAGTGAGACTTATCGTTACTTCACGCATTCCTCAAGCGACCTCCACTCTCAATGTTTTATCCGGTTGGCTCTTAATCAAGTTGATCACTTGGCTTCCAGTGTCGATAATCTCGGAAACTGATTCTCGGAAGTCAATGAAGATCGGTGCTGTGGTTCCGTAATGTTTCGAGAGTACGTTTATAATGTCGAGCCCGGCGTTGACCCTTCCTGCGTGGTTCAAGTTAGAATTGAAGCTGGACCCGTTTATCATGGGCTCGCATAATTCCTGAAGCCCTCCGTTTATATTGGTTTCAAACAGTTTCCACTTGACCAATTTGAACCGGCTGTTAATGTTCTCCTCCATGAGATTGACCTTCGCCATGATAAATTTCTCGATTAGGAATTGTTGTTTCTGCTGAGCTGAAAGCTGACCGGAAAGGGTTCTTTCCTCCGCCTTGAGCTCTTCGATCCTTGCAGTGGTCTTTTTGGCGACGTCTCGGTTGTTTAATGTTTTATTCAAGGTGTCCAATTGTAAATTGATGTTTGCTTTTCGCTCTCGAAGTCCAGCGCTTAAATCCTCAACTGGTGTGCTGATTTCCTTTTCTAGGGCTTGGTGCTTTACCTCAAGTTCTAAATAGCTAGGGTCACTGGAGTAATCCGGTTTGTAGGTATTGGCTTTCTGCGTTTCGATTTCTTTCTCCAATTCGCCTATCCTGGTTTCGACGACAAGATGGCTGGACTCTTGCTCCCCGAGTTCCTGCGCGGCTGTTACTAAGGTATCCCTGAGGGCTTTGCTTTCGTTCGCCGCCTGGGTACCCTCTCGCCTTATCGAAGCAATCTTCAATTCTTTGTGGTGGGCATGGTTGTCTTGCATTTTCTCGAACTTTAGCTGTCGTTGGGCTTCCGGTAGGCTCTGTTCACAAGTCGGGCATATGAATGTTCCCGGGGCCGGGTCAATGAATATGTTTCTGTTTTCCAGTTTGAAATCTTCTCGGAGATCGTTCGTTTTCTTATCCGCAGCTTCTGCTTGCTCAAGCGCTGAAGCAATTTGACGTTTCAAAGCTGAAACCTTGCTTGCTATCCTGAAGCGTTCTCCCGTCTGCTTGGTTAGTTCTTCCATGGCCAGATTCATACCGTCCATGGCGCCTGCGTTCATTTCGCCCTTCCTTGCGTTCATGCTGTTTGCGAGGCTGTATAACTCCTGTTGTTTTTTTAGGTACCCCATGGAGATGTTGCTTGCGTAGGTCATATCGCCTTCGACGTCATTAAGTTCTCTTTTTAATCGGTCCAAGGTTGCCTCTGTTAGCGTGTAATCGACTACATCTCCTAGCAACGTCCGGGAAAGTTCATTTATCTTGATGGGTACTGCGGATATATCGTGATTTATTTTCTTTATTTTCTCCGCGATGATCTTCTTTTGATCGGCGATGCTCCGGCCTGCGTTCAGGAAGGTCAAAAGGTCGAGCATACTCTTGTCCTCAATTGTGACCGCGAAATTAATAACTTCTTCATCCGAAACTTCACCGCTAATCTCCATTAGGACTTTTCTTCGTTCTTCCCATTTTATCTGGGTTGAAAAGTAGAAAGGATTAGTCAAAAGTTTAAAAGCGTTTTCATCAATGATGGCGTTGATTGCCTCCATGAATTCCTTCTTTTTGACAGGAACCAAGTCTACCCAGTGGCTTGGTTCGTGTCCGGTGGACTCCTCGCTCTCCTGGCCCTTTT